CACCCCATACCCAACCAACGGCGAATCAACATGCTTACATTGCCACCAACCATCAACTTTCTTGTACTCGTATGACATGTTCTCTCCTAGAGCGTTGGTTTTTGCGGCTGTTGCATAAGGTGCGCAGCATACAACAAAACGCAAATCGCAATGAAAGTTAGCATTTGGAGCCTCCGTTCGCCGCCGCAATTTTTCTGCTGGCACCCCTCTGAAAAATTCTGCAGAAAAAATTTTTTTCCGCACTCGCGCGTCCATATATCTATAACATAACAAAGAAGATATTGTATATCCCGTGTGAGTTAAGGCTTCGCGGGTGCGCGCGCGGGAGGGTGAACTTGGTACATCCCCACCGCAGTTTTTCAAAATCAGAATTCTTCTAACTCCTTTAGAATCAACGTTTTATTATGTGATATACGGGTTTGCAGATTACTGATTCTATTGGACTTAGGCCCTCCGTGCACTACATTGGTTGCACGTTTAAGTTATTCATTAGACTGGAGTTACGCGGTTACAGGCCTAAGTTGCTCATTAGGTTGGACTTAGCGTAAATGGAGGGGCATTTGGTTTGTAATGTCCGATCTATTTACCACAATGAAAAATGTTTCTTGGACCAAAATGTCAGTTTTAGCCGTTTCACCGGTATAATATAGTGTAGAGCATTTCCACTTGGGTTCCAAAAACTGCTCTGACACACTATATTTCAGCAGGGGTGTATCAAATGGGCAAGGTTTTTGAACTCGCGGATTGGCACATTGAGGCCGCAAACCTCATGGCCCGTACAGGGTGCTCCCTTAAGGAAGCCGCTACGATACTAGCGGCACCTGTTACGACCGAGGATATACAGGTTTTGCTTCGGAGGCAGTCGTTCCAGAGGATACTGTGGGAGGCCCGGTATAGGTTCTTTAAGGAAATAGGGTCTGACCCTCAATTATCCAAGGAGACTGCTATAGGGAAACTAGTCTCTTTAGCACAAAAACTGGAAGAGGAAGGGTCCCATGACAAGGCAGCCGAGGCTTGGTTTAAGGTAATCAAGACTGCCGGGTGGGTTGGACCTGAGAATCAAATATCGGTATTTGGGGAATTGACCCAAAAGGATTTGGAAAGCATTCGTAAAAAGGTTGAGGGGGATATGAAAAGTGTCAGACCGAACTGAGGACCTTATATATCTGGCAGGATACTTTGACGGTGAAGGCTGTGTCTGTGTATCTAAACCCGATGGGAATGCCTTGATTGCCATTAAGGTTCAAAGCGGGGATAAGGACGTTGTGGATATGTTCGCTGAGGTATTTGGCGGCTATGTGCAATTTGCATTTCCGAGTTCAAGGAATGGTCTTCGCACTAAACGACAACAGTTTATATGGTCAGTGGCCGGTAGTAAGGCACAAGCTGTCCTTTGGGAACTATTGCCCTATTTACGGGCAAAATGGGATGTAGTGGCATACGCATTAATGCCTACCTATCAATCTAGTTTAGATAGACATATTACCGTAGACCCCGTTGAACTTACTGTGCGGCATTATATTGCAAAAGAAATTAAGGCGATCAATCAGCGGATTACGGTATGCCAGCCGATAAACTAGATAATGCTCTAGATAAACTTAATCGGCTGAGTCTCGAAGAGCAGATGGCTGTTCTAGACAAGATTGAACAAAAGCGGCGCACCGATAAGTTCATTCTTTACTTTCAGCCATGGCAGGAGCAGATCGAGGCCATAGCGAAGTTCACGGATGACATAAAGATTATGGGGCTATTGGGCGGGAATCGCTCTGGAAAGACTATTCTTGGGGCGTTTCTAGCGGTAGCTTGGGGGCTAGGTAAGGATTACTTTAAGGATGAACCCGCTTGGCAGTGGGTTAAGAATCTGCCGATCCCTGAACCGCCTAATAACATTTGGGTAGTGGGATTGGACTATGGAGTTCTACGCGATGTAATTTGGTATGAGAAGATGCGACATGGAAAGAACCATCCACCTTTTCTGCCCAAGGACGAATCAGCCATTCGCAAGGTTAGTGACGGGGATTTCCAAGTCTTCTTTGAGAATGGATCGCTTATAACGGGTAAGTCCGCCGATGCAGGGCGGGAGAAGTTTCAAGGGGCTAGCGTCGATCTAGTCTGGATTGACGAAGAGTGCGGAGAGGATGTCTATGACGAGTGCTACCAGCGCACTGTTGATTGTCGTGGCAGGATTGTTCTTACTCTTACGCCCCTTACTGATATCAATTCAGGCGTGGCAACTCCGTGGGTCTTCGATCTTTATGAAGAGGCTCAGAGCGGCAAGAAGGATATGGTCTTCTGCCAACTGAGTACTATTAATTCTCCCTTCGTACCGGATGATGAAAAGGCCAAGTTGATTGAAAGATGGGCTGGGGACCCAGAAGAAGGAGCCAGACTGTATGGGAAGTTTGTACGCAGGTCAGGGCTTATCTATCCCCAGTGGAATGCTGCAAAACATATCATTGATGCATTCGATCCCCCAAAGCATTGGCAACGAGTCGTCTCTATTGACCCTGCGGCCACCGGAGTTACTGCCGCTATCTGGCTTGCCATTGACGACAACGGGAATATGTACGGATATCGAGAATACTACGAGAGAGAGCTAATTGTCAGTGAACACGCCAAGGGAATCATCATGCGATGTGCGGGGGACCCCGTGGACATATGGCTCCTCGACCCCAAGTGGGGATCACAGCGGAATGCTGAAACTCATAAAACAGGCGCTCAGTTGTGGCGGGAAGCTGGAATTCCCGTTAGACTCCCTGATGTCGGAGAGGACTTCGGCCTTAATGTTTCTAGAGAGTATGTCAACGCTACCATTACGGCAGGAGCAAGGCATCCAAAATTTTATTTGATGAAGGGCTGCCCGAACTTCGAGCATGAGATCAGCCACTACACTTGGGACTCATGGCAGAAGGGCACGCACAAGGGCGAGTCGAAAGAGAAGCCCCGCAAGCGGAATGACCATCTACTCAATGCTTGGCAGTATGCATGTACGTTGCGGCTCAAGGGCAAGCTGAACAACAAGAAGCGCCGCTTGAGTGAGTTTGAAGATATGATTTCGAGGGACACCCTAAATACGATGGGGAGTCCAAGACTCAATCCTAGATCGTATACTTAGAGGAGAATAAAATGTTGCTTGTTGCTGTTGTGCTATTGGCTGGAGCGGCTGTCGGTGCGGGCTACGCTTGGTCCCGTTGGGCAGTCCAAATTAAGGCTGACGAAGCCAAACTAGACGCTGCGATCAAGGCTGATGAAGCTAAGGTTGAAGCGGACGTGAAGGCCGTAGAGAACAAGCTGTAATTCGGCCTCCTCCGATTGGGTCCTCATGCCATCAAATACTGGGCAGTTCAAAGCGAAGTATACTCCAATTAAAATAGGAGAAGTGTTTTCATACTGGACTGTATTGGCAAAAGGTTCTTTCAAGCATAATCAGCAATGCTGGATTGTTAAATGCCGGTGTGGAAAAGAAACGGAAGTTGCTTCACAGCATCTTCGTTCTGCCGTATCGACCAAATGTATTCAATGTGCGGGTAAAGTTGCAAGTGAAAAGAAATATCGAACCACATATCAAGCTGGTGGTTCTCGTATTAAGTGGATTCAAAAGCGCATGGAAGATTTATATGCGAAACAAAATGCCATGTGCCCGGTTTGTGATCGACAATTGCCGACCTTTATTTCTAGTTGTGCATTAGATCACGACCATAGTACTGGAGAAGGTCGGGCTTTGCTTCATAGAGGTTGCAACGTATTTGTCGGTATGATTGAAAATCATCCGAACATTCTCGATAATGTAAAAAACTATTTGGGAGTTGACTAACATGCCGATTCCCCATCAGAAGAAATCGAGAATAGTTGCCTACTTTGTGAGACACGGCACGACCGATCTTTAACGAACAGGATCGTTTCCGTGGTCCACTCGATCCACCTTTAGACGACAAGGGACTGAATGATGCCAAGCAGCTTGCTGCGTATTTCCAGCCTATTCAACTTGGGGATGCGTGGACATCCGACAAACAACGAGCCGAAACAACTGCCGAGACTATCCTCGATCCCAAGAATATGGTTGCCTCGCCCACTTCAGACTTGCGAGCGTGGAACGTGGGCTACTTGGGTGGTGAGATAAAGGCCGACCATCAAGATGACATCTCCTACTTCCAGCGGAATCCCGATGTCGCAATTCCCGGAGGCGAGAGCTTACACGCCTTCCGCGCCAGAGTACGTCCTCCCATCCTCAACGCTATCCATCGAGGAGTCGAAACCGGCATCCCCAGCATCGTCGTCGCCCATTCCAGTATCATTCATGAACTCGGCAATCTCATTCATGGGGACCATACAAAAGGACTTGTCCGGCCCGGTGGAGTTACAGGCGTCTCGTTCGACGGAAAATATTTCAAAACAATCCCGCTTGTCGGAGGGAACGGCCATGGAGAAGGTTACGGCTCGTAATGCGACCTGTGATGGACAACATCGGTTCTTTGCACTTGAGCCAGTTGGTCTAGAAGCAGAGGGTGCAGTTCTCATTATCATGGTTTGTACGGCATGTGGGGAAGTCCGCCAAGAGAAACTTGTGGTGGCCCAACCCGGTTCGGTGATTCAAAACTAACTAACACTGGAGGGTGTTATGGCGGAGATAGAGTACGCGATTCCGGGTAATCCAACGCATGCAGAAGCAGAGTATATTCTTGCGAACCATAAGATCGGGCTCGCAGTTGGACTAGCGGTAAGTGGACGGCTTGTTACGCCCGAAATGATTGTAGCGATGGGTACTCAGAGTTATCCGGTGCATCTTTCGACTGGGTACATTATGATTAAGGGGTTGCCCGTTGAGGAAGCCCGGTGTGTCGCAGTCGATGAAGCAATAAAGGTTGGAGCTAAGTATCTTTGGTTTGTGGATGATGATACGATTCCACCCTCTCACGCAGCACGTGCCTTGATCTATCAGCTTGAGAATAACCCCGATGCGATGGTTTGTGGTGGGCTGTACGTTACGAAAGAAGACATTCCCCAGCCGGTTGTGTTTCAGGGTATCGGACTTGGCTCATACTGGCACTGGAAGAAAGGCGATGTCTTTGAATGCACTGGTATGGGAGCCGGGTGCATGATGATTCGTACAGAAGTCTTCAAGACACTTGAGAAGCCTTACTTCAAGTTCATCCGGGATATTCCCTCGGACATCAATCATGGCTCCTCGTGCATCAGCGAAGATATCTATTTCTGTGAAATGGTTCGTAAAGAGGGATATAAAGTTCTTGCCCATGGAGGAGTGTTGTGCCGTCACTTCGACGTAAACACAGGGCGCGTCTTCGGTTTCCCGGATGACTGTTATCCAATGCGGCCACGGGAAGCAGAATCCTCAGTAAAATAAAAACAGGAGATTCACATGAGTATTAATGCAGTAAATCTTGCGTATGTTGGGCTCGGTCCTACGGACTCGGCTCAGGTCATTGCGGACCACACTAGCGGCCCCAAGGCCAAGACTCTTATGGGTTACGGCACGGCGTCTGTCGATGGTACCGCAGTTACATTTGCGGTTAACTTTATCGACGGTACGAAGGGCTTTGGCAAGCAGGTTGTGACCACGGCTGGTGCAGTGCCGGTTCTCACGGGCGTCATTCCAGTCTTTGTCGATGTGTTCCGTTCGGGTAACTCCTCGGACTCAGCGACGGCAGCCACTTCGGGCGTTATTTCCATCGTCCCATCCTCGCTGTCTAGCACGGGTTTCGTTGCCAATATGTCCGGCAACGGCACCACGAGCGGCGTCACCATCTCATTTGGAGTGATTATCGCTTTCTCTAGCTAAGGCGATAGCCAAAGGAGAAAACGACTATGTTATTCCGAAATGAAAACCCAATTCTAGGCCCGTTCACCCAGATTACTTGGTTGGATGGTTCGCTCCATTATCTTGCGCCGGGTTCCGATCCGGCTTTTTCGCAGGCTAATATCGTTGCTTCCGTGTTTGAAAATGCTTCGGCTCCCGTTCTTAACTACCAAGGTAGCGTAAATATCACGGGTGCAGTTGTTGCTGAACGCGGAGCACTTACTGTCGCGGCTGGAACCACTGTTGCTAGTGGCTTCCTGTATGGCGCAGAAGGCAAACTCATCGTCAAGGGCACGCTTTCCACCGCGAACTTCAGCGCTGGACTTGTCGGGCAGCTTGACCTCTCGACAGCCACGCTGTCTTCGCCGGGTCCAATCGCCGCTATTTGGGGCGATATGGGCGCTACGATGTCAGCGAGTGCGATTTCAGGTGAAGCGGACTTACAAGTTCTGCTTCTCACGAGCACCTGCCCCGGTTCTTCGATTAACTCGGCCATCAAGGTCGAAACTCTGTCAACCTACCTGCTGGATTTGAGTAACAGCACTTATGCTTCCGGTTATGCGACTAGCTCAACGGCTGGCACGCAACTCGGGCGCATCAAGATCAAGCTGCCCAGCGGCGATGGCTATATCAACGTATTTGCAGTTAGCTAAACCGCTTCGGGGGT